TCTATTCTCACAAGAAAATAACAGATCAGCTTGTTGCCAGTGTTGATAAGAATCTTGATAATTTTCTTAAAAATAATTTTAAATATGCTCATATTATTGAATCTGGAGCCAGAGGCAGTTGGGATCAAGTTAAACAACTGGTTTTAACCCGTGGTTTCGTATCAAATTTTGAAGGTGAAATTCTTTCTATGCCGATTAAGAGTAGTTTAATTGAGGGCTTGACCGAAGAAGAATTCTTTTATTCAACTTATGGCGCAAGAAAGGGGCTTCTAGATGTTGCTTTAAATACTGGAACATCTGGTTATCTATCACGAAAACTTATTTTTGCATGTGCTAATCTACAACTCGATCCAGTTCTTGAAGATTGCGGCACAAATGGATTTCTTGAAGTAAGAGTCAATTCTGAAAGAAAAGCCAGAATGTTAATAAGACGTTATATGAAAACAGGCGATTCATTAACTCTTATTGATAAAAATAATTATTTGGCACTCATAGGAAAGACTGTTGAAATTAGAAGTCCTATTTTATGCCAATCTAATAAAATATGCCGCAAATGCTATGGCGACTTATATAAGACAATCAATACGAAATTTATTGGTATTGTTGCTGCGCAGACTCTTGGAGAGAGATCTACACAACTTGTTTTGAGAACCTTCCATACTTCAGGATCAGCAATGATTAAAGGTGAGCAGAAAGAAGAATCATTAAGGCAAAAAGATATTATTGGTGATCTTGCCGCAGTATCAAAAATGCTTCATAAGTTTGAAGAAAAAGACTATAGTCTTCTTGTTGAAAAATTATTTGAAGCATATGATAAAGATATATACCAAACACATTTCGAATGCGTCGTGGCCCAATTAATGTGGGTAGACCAAAAGAAATGGAGACTATTGAAGAATAGAGACAAGATAGACCCCGAATATTACAGTATCCAAAGTGTTCCATCGCAGGAAAGTTGGATTCTGGCAATGGCATTTTCCAACCCAAAAAGAAGTATCCTAAATGGAATTCTTGAAGAAGGTCGTTATACGGGTATAATGGATAAGATTTTAAAAGGAGAACAGATATGAGAGACCCTAAGCGAATAAGTATAATACTTAAACACTTAAAAGAAACATGGGTGCTATGCCCCGATTTAAGGTTAGGCCAGCTGATCTCAAATATAGCACCACCACAGGCCAGCATATTCTATTTAGAAGATGATATAATGCTTAAAAGATTGAAAGAATATAAAAAGTATTTAAAATCTGTAAATAAAACATAAGGAGAACTCACATTTGAAAATTATAAATCCAACGTTTAAAATCCAAGACCCAGAGAATAATATTTTTACTATTAGAAAAAAAGATTATGCGTGCCTGGAGGATAACGTAAGAAGAATCGTTGAACCAGTTAAAGATATAGGTTTTACTATTAATCAAATAGTTATAAAGGACCAACGATTCACTTCGGGCGAAATAATGAAAACACTGAAACAAACGGTTTCCGTCCAACTTGAAAAGGGAACACATAAAATTGAACTTAATTTTGTGATACCAAAGTTGGTTGAAGACAATTATGTTATGATTAGCGGTCGCAGAAAAATACCTTTGTTTCAATTGTTTGATTTACCGATTGTTGTCCGTGGAGAAAATATCAAACTTAGAACAAACGTTGCAACAATATTAATCGGCAGAGTTAAAGAAAAACCACATATCCAAATAACTTTATTTGGAAAAACACTTTCTTTATGTCAGCTTCTGTGTGCTTATTTTCCTCTTGATAAAATAGAAGAAAGATTTAATTTAAAATCTCAAACATTTAATGAAGCATCATATAATATTGCTGAAGTTTTAATGTTTGATCTCAAAAATTATATCGAAGAATCCCCTGGATATACACAGGATGATTTTATTGTTGAGATTGGTAGAATATATTCAAAGTATTCTGCAAAATCAAAAGGTGAAGATATTCTCTATGCTATTGATTTAATTCCAAAAGTAGATATTCTGACAGCAAGATTTTTGAAAACTGGTTCAATTATTGAAGAATTATTATATGCAATTATGAATGTTAATAATTCAGATCTCGATGATACTCTTTTTACAAACAAAAGAGTTCGTTGTTTTGAATATATGATTTACTCGAAAATATCTAAGGCTATTTTTGATCTATGCTTTCTCAATAGAACTTCACGACAGCCCAAATTCAATGTAAATTCAAATCAAATTATATCAGACTGCAATGTGTCTGAAATCGTACAATTCGATTTCTCAATTAATCCAATTGACGAGCTTACAAAATTATCAAGAATAAGTCTTCTCGGTCCAGGTGGATTTAAAAGAGAAAACATACCTCATTACTTAAGAGATATTAATCCATCAATGTTTGGAAGAGTGTGCCCTGTTGATACCCCAGATAGAGATAATTGCGGGGTACTTCAGAGTTTAATTCCAAATGTTAAACTTAGTGAAGACTTTAAATTCACAAATGAATTTCTTGAAAAACAACCAATTTCTATCGCAGTTTCAATGGTTCCGTTTCTTGAGCATGACGACCAAACAAGACTGCAGATGGCTTCCGCACAAATGCGTCAGGCAATACACTTAGACGAGTTTGATGAACCACTTATCCAATCTGGATGCGAAGGGATGTACACAGATTATACACAATTTATTAAAAGGGCAAAAAGGAACGGTGAAGTTATATATAAAGATGACAAATTTATAACTGTCGTCTATGACGACAATAGTATTGATCTGTTTAATATTGAAGACAGAAAGATCTATACAGAACATATGGATACGATGCAATGTGATTTTAAACTTGGCGATCGTTTTAAAGCTGGAGATATATTAGCTGAAAGCAGTTTCTGTAAAGACGGAAAGATTACAATCGGAAGAAATTTATTAACCGGAGTTATGGTTTATTATGGTCATAACTATGAGGATGGAATTGTTATTTCGGATCGTCTTGTGAAAGAAGAGGTTTTCTCGTCTATTCATTTTGAAAATCTTTCTTTTCTGGTTCCGTCTCATAAAGTTCTCTTACCTCTAAAAGAATGTTTTGATGAAAACGATTATAAACCATTACCAAATGTCCGTGAGACAGTTCATCGAGGTATTCCATATGCAATACTAAAAGAATTTCGTTATGAAGATTTTTATTCTGTCTTCAATGACTCTACTATTTTAACATATGACAAAACGGTAATGATCACAAATTTAAAAATATATGCAAATAATTGGAAATCGGGGTTACACCAATATAGCAATTATATCGAAAAAACGATTGAAAAACAGAATGCATCAGATTCAGTCTTAAAAGAGATTTTAAAAGAACGCCTTCCAAGAGAAGCTGCCGAAAAACTAATTAAAGAAAATGGAATCGACATGGCTCTAAATGTAGGAAAATATAAAATGAAAAAAGAAAAAATTAATGGAGTTTATATCGAGATGTACGGTATTTATATTCGGCCAGTTCAAATTGGAGATAAACTTGCCAATCGTCATGGTAACAAAGGCGTTATATCTCAGATTATTGACCATGACAAAATGCCCCTTCTTGAAGACGGACGCCATATGGATATTTGTATTAATCCACTTGGGATCATCTCACGAATGAACATTGGTCAATCATTTGAATTATGTTTGGGTAAAATATTAGAAGATTTAAAGAAAAAATTATTGCACACATTATGCATTGATGGAGAAGAAAAAGTTAGAGAACAACTGTTATATTTCTTTTCAATAATAGACAAAACAAAAGATAATTGGTATTCAAAGCAATTTACAGAACAATTACCAGAAGTGATTGATGAGAAATTTATTCGTGAACTAACTCTTATTCAACCACCCTTTGAATCTTGTAGACTGGAAGATCTTCAAAAAGCCGCAGACTTTACAAATACAAAATTCAAACAGAATGTATATGAGCCAATCGCAAAAACAAAGATAATAAATGAGATTGCCGTTGGGCCAATGTATTTCTTTAGACTAGCGCATATTGCCGAAGAAAAATTAGCTGCTCGTGGTATTGGAAATTATGCAAAAAGAACTCTCCAACCATTGGGAGGGCGTAAAAACAAGGGTGGCCAACGTTGTGGTGAAATGGAGACCGCGTGTCTCATCGCTCATGACGCTTCCAAAAACCTATTTGAATTTCTAACAACTAAATCAGACTGTATCGATATGAAGAATAGATACATAAGACAGGTTATTAATCCGGGTAGAATGGAAAATGAAGAAAATATAGACATGACACCAGAGTCAGTTAAACTGTTGAATTATTATCTAAAAGTAATTGGAGTAGAATAGGAGGGAGTTACTGTGATAGTTGAGGCCAAAGTTAAACAATATAATCCAAATCTGTGTCACGATGTTTTTATATGGTTTCCGCAATTATTAAGAGATTGTGAAACTAGAAAGAAGTATTGGGTTTGGTTAGAAACCGTAAAACGCAGACGTAAACGTTCTCCTACAAAATATGGTTATCATTGTTATTGGCAATATTATTTAAATATAAAGGAAACTAGTCATGGATGATCTCCCCGATATTCAACAAACAAAACCATCAATAGAGATGCCAATTCGGCAAGTGGGCGTTGAGAATCTTCAAGTTCCATTTAAGTTAGAATCTAAATATGGCGGAACTCATGAAATGTTAGCAAGAGTATCGATAAGAACGGATCTTAAAGCTGATATTAAAGGAATATCGATGTCAAGGCTTTTATTGACTTTGAAACCTTATCTTAATGCTCCGTTAAAAAGTAAACTGATTAAGAAAATTCTTCTTGATTTAAAGAAAAATCTCAACAGCCAAGCAACTTTCATAAAATTTGAGTTTAACCTTCCTATTGACAGGAAGTCACCAATATCAGAGAATAGTTTTCCGATATTTTATAAATGTAGATTTGAAGGGCAACTTTATGAAATGCGCGATGTGTTTGAAAGCGGTGACTTGGATTTTCCAATTATAAATAAGTTTAAATTCTTCGAAGGAATGATCATTCAATACGCCTCATACTGTCCGTGCTCTGCTGAGTTGTGCCAAACACTTGAACCTGGCGGCTTTCCTCATAATCAAAGATCTTTCGCTAACATTCTAGTTGAAGTTAATATGGAAGGCGAAGATTATGTTTGGTTAGAAGACATAATTGAGGCTGCTGAATTACGTATAAAAACTTTACCTTATCCAATAATTAAAAGATCAGACGAAAAAGAAATTGCAAGGATAGCTTCAGAGAATCCTTTGTTTGTTGAGGATGCCGTTAGGGAAATATCCGTGGCACTTAACGATATGAAAGGAGTAAAGGATTGGATTGTAAAATGTATTCATGAAGAGAGCATCCATACATCTGAAGCTATCGCAGTTAACTGGAAGGGCATACCGCGTGGTTTGAACGGAACACGATTTATTTAAATTTTAAACTGAGAAAAGATAGGAGATAAAGCATGACACCAGAAGAACTCAAAACACTATATGATAAAGAACGCGATTATCAACGGCATGCTTTCGGCAAAGAATATTTTGATATGAAAGAATTAAATCCTGCCAGCTTTCTGTTATTTCTTGAAAGATATGTAACACAAGCAAGAGATGACTATGTTGGGAGTTGGAAGCGAGACTTACCTTTGTGGTTAAACACATGTCACGAATATGAAGAGGCTGGTATTGCGCCTGTCCATTTCTATTCAAGCGTAATCAAAATATTTGCTTTGGCTGGAGCATTGTTAGAGACCTATGCAAACATCGATGCATCCAATTGGCGAAAGAATCCTGATGAGGATGCCAAGAAATGGAAGAAAGAAAATGCCAAAGAAGGAGACTAATTCATAATGAATGATAATCTTAAACAGCTTCTAAAAGAAGCCTCTAAAGGGCAGCCACCACCGCCAACACCATTATTTGAAACATCATTATCTGAACAACCTGTTGAAATTAAAGAAAAAGTAGAAGATCAGCCAATTCAGCAAACATTTGTTGAAACACAAGAGGAAAAACAAGTTGTGGAGCAATCGATCTCAGTTGGTGTTGCGTCTCTTGCTTCTTGGTTGCCACTAAACGTTTCAAAATTTGAAAATATTAAAATGGTCACAATCT